TGGGGTGTAGCGGAGGACCGCTACCGGCCTAACAGTCCCAGGCGTTCCGTCATGATTTGAAGCCCCCGCGGCCGCACGCCCGCTGGTGCGCGCATCGGCCGCGGGGACCCCCGCGCGGGAACCGCCGCACCAGGTGGGCCCGCTGACCAGCGTCTCGCCTTGAACTCAAGGCGCCGGCCAACGCCCACCCCTCTTCACCAGCGCCGATTCGGCGCCGGTCTGCTTGCGAGCCGCGCGGCTGCGAAACCCTTCGCAGCCGGCGGTTTCGTGCGTCCTCAGCTCCCGCACAGGAAGCCGAACATGATGCCGATCGCCACAAAGGCAATCCAGATCATCTCCCGCGTCTCCACCGCCTCCAGCGCTCAGCCGCAGATCCGCCAGCTGGCGAACACCTACCACCTCCCGCGGCGACCGGAGATCCACTCGTGAAGGCGCCCGGGGGAACTCCACGGCGCGCGAAACGCGCGCGCTGCTCAAAGCGCAGCCTCGCCGCCCTCACGGGCAAAACGAAGCGCGGCAACGACCCGCACGTTCGCCGCGGCAGCTATGATGTCGACGATCCGCGCGCGAAGGTGTGGCGTCCGATCGGCGACGGCACGGTCGCGGGCGGCCTCGGCTGGGTCGAGGATCTCGTTCAGATCGCCAAGGAGTTCGACGCGCAGAGCCGCCGGGAGAGCAGCCGCGGCCACCTCACGCCCTATGGCATCACGGTGCTCGAGGCGCTTTGCCGAGGTAATCAGCTCGACTTCAAGACGGGAAAGCTGGATCCGGCGATCGCCTGGATCGAGAAGGTCACCGGCTTCGCCCGCAAGACCGTGGTGGATGCCCTGGCGCGACTGAAGCGGCACGGCTTCCTGGACTGGGTGCGCCGCAGCCGTAAGACGGGCAACGATCGCCAGGCGGGCCCGCAGCGCGAGCAGGAGACGAACGCCTACTTCTTCGATGTCGGCCGGCTGCCCCGAGCGGCGCTGCAGCGCTTCCGCCAGCTGCGGGAGCGACGAAAGCGCCGATCCGCCAACGGTGCGCCGGCTGCCCCGGCCCCTGCCCGCGAGGTCGCGGATCCTGCCTTGCGCGCTGCTCTGGACCGCCTCGGCGCTCTGGTCCCTGGCGCGAGTCTTACTTAGTGCCACTATACCCCCATCAGGTGATAGAAAGGAGGTGGACGCCCTTCGGGCGGCGCTATTTGATGGCTGGCTAAGGTCCCTCGTCCCTTCAACTCGACAACAACGGCGCAGAACACATGCGCTGAGCGCCGGCTCACGCCGGCGCGGGCTGCCAGGGGCCGCCTGCGGTTTGCGGCAGCGCGATATCGTCGAGCTGAGCGTCTCCGATCGCCGCCGGGCGATCTCAACACGACGAAATCGCCACTTCCGGGCCGATAAGAAGTTCGCCCCACCGCTGGAACAGCAGCCGGCGCCGTGCGAGATGCTCAGCCCGATTGTAGGCGGCCTCGACCTTGTCCTTGGGCACATGACCCAGAGCCTGGTCGATCAGCCCGTCCTCCTCGGGGTAAAGCTCGTTGAGGATGGTGGAGAAGGTGGACCGCCACCCGTGCGGGACGTGCCGGCCGGCGAAGCCGGCGCGGGTGTACAGGTCGCCGATCGCGGCCTCGCCGATCGGCGTGCGCCCGCTCCGGCCGGGGAATATATACGGGCTGCCTCCGCCCTGGCGCCGCGCCGCGCGCAGGATCTCTATCGCCTGCAGGGGCAAAGGCACCAAATGGTCCGCGGCCGGATCGGCCTTTCGCGCCTTGGTGAGCTTCATCCGCGCGGCCGGGACACGCCAGAGCGGCCGCCGCGGCCCGATGAAGCTGCCGTCCAGGTCGACGTCCTCGAGCTCGGCCCAGCGGGCACCGCGAAGCGTGCCGAGGCGGACCGCGGTGAGGGCGAGAAAAAGCGACGCGAGCTTGGCGATCGGCGCCGCCTGGACGCGCTCGGCGGCCGCGAGCAGCGCCCGCGCGGGCTCGAGCTCGGTCAGGGCCGGGTGCCGTCCTTTCGCCGGCGGCGCGGCCAGCGCGCGCGTGACGATCGCCGCCGGGTCGCCCGTGGCCACCTTGGCTCCGCCTTCCGACATTGCGAAGCCGAAGATCGCGGAGGTACGTTGGCGCAGCCGCCGCGCCGTCTCGATCGAGGAGCGCGCCTCCACGGCGCGAAGAACGCGCAGGACCGCCGGCGAGTCGATCGCGCTCGGCTCGAGCGCGCCGAGCTCCGGGAACACGTCGCGCTCGAGGCTGGTGATGACGTCGGCGGCGTGCACGGCCGACCAGCGCGGCAGCTGGTGGGCGTGCCAGCGGCGCGCCCAGTCCTCGAAGGTCGCCGCGCACTCGGGCGCGGCCGCGCCGGCGCGTGCCCTGGCGGCGGCGCCGGCGGGATTGGCGCCGCGGCGCAGCTGCTCTCGTGCTTCGTCGCGGAGCTCGCGTGCGTCGCCCAGGCTGACATCGGGAAAGTCGCCGAAGGTGAGCAGCTGCTCCCGCCGGGCATAGCGAAACTTCATCCGGAAGGTGCGGCGGCCGTTCGGTCTCACGTAGAGGTACAGGCCGCCGGCGTCGGCCATCTTGTAGGGGCGCGCACCAGGGCGCGCGGCCTTCACGGTCGCGTTCGTCAGCATTGGCACCTCGAGAGACAGGCGGCGGCGGCCGCGCGTGGATCCGGGGTTCACCCCAGGTTGCAGCGGCCGCGCTGCAAATATGCATTCAGGGGATGCAAATATGCATCCGCGGCGCTGAACGCGGCGGACAAGTCCTCCGCCCTTTTCATATACAGGAAGGGCAGAATTCTGCGGCGCGACGTACGTAGGGCCGGCAGCGCACCCCGATCTGTACCCCCACGCGTGCAGGATCAGTTTCGTCGCTTCTTCCCGCCTTGGTCCTGCTCCGCCTGGCGGCTGCGCTCGGCTGCGATCAGTGCGACGAGCTGGCCGCGGATCGATCCGCCCACGTCCAGGATGTCGATAATTGCCGTCGTCAGGTCGGCGCCGTCAGCGCCCTCCAGTCCCGTCTCCGGATCCGTCGACCGCCTCATCGCGGGAAACACCGGTGGTGGCACCAGGAGGTGCTCCGGCAGCCTCGCCGTTGGCGGCGGCAACGGCTCGGTCGAGGAGTTGCAGGCCGTCGCCATTGACGCAGCGATTGCGATACACAGGATCACCTTGAATGACGCGCGTCGTTTCATGACGAATCTCCCTCACTGCGGTCTGTCGTTTTTGCTCGAGCACGGAGTGGATGCCGGTAAGCCGGGCCAGCTCGGCTTCCGCCTTGCCCTTGTCCCTGAGCGCATCCTCCCATTTGCCCTGGATTTCGGCGCGGACCGCGTCCTTGCCGGTATCCCGGCCGAAGAAGAAGCCGCCGATCCCCGAGGCCATGATGGCGATCGCTGCGGCGCCGGCCAGATACGGCGTGCTGATCACGACCGCTGCTCCGAGCCGCGCTCCTTCAGCAGCACCGCGGCGGCCCCGAAGCCGATCGCAACGTACGTGAGCGGCGGGCCCGGGCTGACCGCGATCACCGCGGCGGACAAGCCGGCCCAGGTCGACGGCTCGAGCAGGCGCTGCCGCAGCGCGCGGAGCGCCTTCACTTCGTCACCCCGCGGAGGCAGATTGCCCGTTCGCGCTGGCGCCGCAGCGTCAGACCGCGCACCGGGCGTCCCCCTGCCTTGTTCCACGCGAGAAGCGCATCGCAGCCTTGGCGCCAGTTGCCGGCATCGAAGTGGCGATCGACGCTCGAGCGGCAATAGGCGCCGACGCCGACATTGTACGCGAGGCTCACCGCGGCTGCGCGCTGATAGTCCCGGCCGGGCTCCTTCAGCCGCGGCGTGCATGCCATGACCGGCGCCGCATGGGCGACGAGCTGCTGCTCGAGGCGGCGCTGGCATCCCTCCCTGGTCTCCACCAGGCCAGGCCGGACATCGTTCGTGTCGCCGTTGCAGATCGTGAGAACGCCGACGATATCGCGATAGGCTTGGTAGCGGGTGCCCTCGTCCTCCGGAATGGTCACGTACAGGACGCCTGCAGCGACACTGCCGATGATGGCTGTCAGGCCGCCGGCCTTGGCGCCGGGCCGCGGACGCGCGGCTGCATTCGGGTTTCCACCGGTCATGATTGTTCTCCTGGTAAGGCCGGCGCTGCCGGCGGTGCTCAGTCGAGGCGGGCGAGCATGTCCCGCATGTCGTCGGGCAAGGGCTCGCCGGCGGAGCCGCCGAAAGCGGCCTCGAGGGCCTCGCCGATCGGCGACTTGCGCAGCCGAACATATTCCGTCGTGGCGCGGCAGGCGCGGCTGAGTGCCAGGGGCGTAGCGAGCGCCGAGGCGAGCGTCGCGGAGCCGATCGCGATGGTGACCGGGTCAAACATTCTTGATCCTCCTAGTCAGCACCGTCTGCAGAGCATTCAGCAGGAAACCGAAGCCGAGCGCGCCCGACGCCATGCAGCCGAGCACCATCAGCGCCGGCGACAGCGGCCACCACATCATCACCGCCAGCCAGCAGGTCGCCAGTAGGGGAAGCGCCGAAAACTCGCTGATCGTCACCCACAGCCGCTTGCGTTTCCACGCGGCGAGCTGCGCCGGATCCTCCGGCGGCTCCGGCGCCTGCGGCCCGTAGAGCAGCCACGCGATGCGGGCGGTGAGACCGACAAGCGCGCTGAAGAGCGCGGCCGTCCAGAGGACCGCCAGCTCGAACCTGTCCATTTTGTACTCCCACCGATGTCGTTTGTTCAGCCGTCGAGCAGCTTCCCGCCGCGGCGGGTTTGCAGATGCGCTCTAGTCTAGAGCGGCCCCGGGTCCGTTGCTCGGGGGCTGGGGAATGCGAAGTCCGAGATCAGGCGACCAGCCGTGCCAGCCGGATATTCATGAATATTGGCCTTGTAGGCGGTGCCGGCGCCGCCGTTATCGCCTGTAGCGATCAGGAACCGGTTTACATCGTTCCAGGGGCCGGCGGGGACGTGGCAGTCCGTCATGCGCACGTGACTCGACGGCTTGCTGGCCACCGAGTTGATGAATTTCGTATGAAGTCCTTCCGGAACCTTGAATTCCCACTGGTAGACCTCGAGAAGCTGCATTCCTTCCATTAGGGTGCCCGTGAAGTCCGTTTCATCGGGGTGCCCGTTCTGGAGCAGGATCACAGAGGTATAGACGGCAGGCGCTTCGGTGCGCGAGTTCCACTGCAACTCGCCGCCCTTGAACTTCACATGCTTCGTATTCTGCGGCTCGCCCTTGGCAAGGCAGGTGAAGCCCGCATAGGTGCCGGAGATGATGACCGAAGACTGCTTCGGCGGGTGGCGGTCGCCGCCGTGGAATTCGAACGCCGGCATCTCATCGGTACGCGACAGATCGCGAATGTACCGGCACGTCGGCGCGAAGACGATGCGCCCGTTGGGGCTTCCGATCTTGGCCACGAAGCCGAGGCCGCTCGCGCGGGCATCGATCAGCAACTCCCCCGGGTCGTTATATTGCGAGCCAGCCTGAGCGTTCAGGGAATCGATCCCTCCCATGTTGAAGATGAAGGCCGGCAAGCCACGCGGATCTTCGATTTCCACATTGATGCGGCTGTGGCGGACCCCCGAGCAGCGGACGACGCAATGGAAGGTACCGCGTGACGGCGCGTCGGCCGCGGTGGACAGGAAGACGCGGTCGACGATCAGGTGCGTCGACCACAGGCTGAGGTTCTGATACCGGCCGCCGCTGATCCGACCATCCGTGATCGCCATGTACTTGGGGTAATACCAGGCGTCTTCAGGGTCCCAGCCCGCGGGAATAACGCGAACGCTGATGTCGCAATCGTCAATCTCGAAGTTCCTGATGTGGAGGTTCTTGATCTCGGCGCCGCTCGTCGACCCGGCATGGCGCCGCGAGACTTGCAGGGCTGCGCGTCCGTCGTTGTTGAGCGCGCTTCGGTGGCCTTTGAACACGAAGTTCTCGAAGATGAGTATCCCGGTTGCCGGCGCTTCGATATGGAAGCCGTGGGCTCCTACCGCCGGATCGAAGTTGAAGGTGGCGCCGCCCAGGTCGATCACCCCGGGCTTGCTGATGACCACCATCGCCTGGGTGATAGGGCAACCGCTGCCGAAATTGGTGTAGCTGACACACGGTCCTTTCAGCGTCGAGCCTGGCGGGCGAAGCGCCAGGGCTTTTCGCCAGCGCAGATAGTCGTCGGCCGCGCCGGTGACGCCCCACCATTTCACATGAAAGATATCGTCGGGGACGATCCGTATGAAGACGAACTGCGGCTCCGCCGTGGAGCGGAAAGCGAGGCCCTCGTACGTGTCGAAGGCGATCAGCGCCTCGTTTCCGGCATAATTGTCGACGCGAAACTCACCCTCGCGCCCCGCCTCGCTCAGCTTCAGCACCTGGCCTGCGGCAAGGCCGGTCGCCTGCTTCATCAGCGCGCGCAGCGTATAGCTGGCGCCGGAAGACGCCGTGACGGTGAGGTCCGCCCGCGACAGCATGTCGTTGAGGAAATCGTTGATCGAGCCGCTGTTCCCGGCCTCCAGCCAGACTTCGTAGGCGGAAGCACCGCGCTGCCCCCGAAGGCCGCCGATCTCCTGGCTGAATTGCGGCTGCTTCAGCGTCTGTAGATAGGTCACAGGGTGGTTCCTTCCGTCACCTGGAGCGCCTGGTCCTCGATCCAGACGCGGGTGCCGCCGGGCTGCGTCGCGATGATGTCGCCGAGCAGCGTGTAATCGCCGGTGGTGTCGGCAATCGCCTTCAGCGCCGCCGAAGTAATGCGCACCTGGTACTTGCCCGCCGGCCCGTTCGTAATGAAGAAGCCCTGCGCCTCCGCATTGGCCGCCATACCGAGCGTCAGGTCGACGGCGCCGTGGACGCGGGCGAGGCTCTGCGCGAAGATCCAGCCGGTGATGTCGACCGGTGCGCCGTCCTTGCTCAGAGCGTATTCGGCGCTCAGACCGACGCTTTCCCGCGCCCATAGATTGCGAATCATACCGATGAACTTTCGTTGGGGCCGTGAAGCACGGTCAGATTTCGGCGAACTGCACGTAGCTGTTCGCCTGTACGGTGATCGCCGATCCGGCCACGCCGCTGGCGAAGCGGGCTATCACCACGCCGGCAGCGCTGGGCGAGATGGATCCCTCGATGATCGCCACGCTGAGGCTGGAATTTGAGGCGGCGTTGGCGGCAATCGGCCGATCATAGGCGAACAGGCCGGAATTGACCGTCTCGGTATTGGTTCCGGAGCTGTAGAGGGACCGGTAGCCCATCATCGCCGCCGGGCCGCTGATGCTGAAGCGTGACCCGGTCGTGGGGGCCGCCGAGGTGAACAGGATGAAGAACCGGAAACGGTAGACCTTGTTCGCCGCGACCGGAAAGGAGAGTCCGGTCACGCTCGCGTAGCTCGTCGTCGAATTGGCCACGGCTGCGCTGATCTTCGTGGTCCCCTCCCGCTCGGCATAAGGAAGGGAGTTCCAGGGCGTCACTCCGTCGCCGATCTTCAGCCTCTGCGTGTCTCCTTCGGCCGCAATCTCCCACGCCTTCAGCACCGGGTTGGCCAAGGCCATTTGCGCTGCCGTATCGCCGCGGACCTTGAAAGTTACGAGCGTCGTCGGCATCAGCGAAGGTTCCCGAAGGCATCGCCGCCGTCGAAGATGAACTCGCCGGCCTCACCGCCGCTGGGCACGCCGTTGAGCGTGCCTGTGGTCACCGGGCCGAGGATCAGCCGGTCGCTCTGCTCGGCGCCGACGAAGTAGCTGACCGCGACATGGTAGGCGGTGTCGGACGCCACGCTGGAAAACTCCTTGCGAGTCAGCGTCGGCGGCGCCTGCTCGCCGCCGATCCAGTCTGTCGCCAAGGCGGGATCGCTGCCGTCGTCGACGCGATATTCGAACAGGATCGCGCCGGCGTAGGGATCGTCCGTCGCCCCGCTCACCACCAGGACGGGTATCTGCGTGGCGGCGCCGAGCTGCTCAGCCGTGAGTGTCCAGGCACCCGCGCCGGGTGCTGCGACGGCCGGCGGCGGCGGAGCCTGGCTGGCGACCGCACCGTCTGGGATGAACGGGCCATCGTCGAACACGCTCGCGTCGATCTGGCGCAGCCGGAGACGGTTGTGCCATTTCTCGTCGAGCAGGTAGCTCTCGATCCTGAAGGTCGCGGTTCCCCTAACATAGCGAGGGCTGTCCCAGACGATCCAGTCGCCCTCCTCCAGTTCGCAGAAGCGCGGGCCGAGCGTGATCGCCCCCCGCTTCCACAGCCGGCCGAGGCGACGCCGGATCTCGCCAATTCGCCCCGCCTGCTCCGCCCAGGTGACCAGGCGCATCGAGAAGGTCTCCTCGCGTGAGCCGCCGTCGGCAAGCAGGTCGGTTACATCGCGGCGGATCGGCGCGGCGTGGTCGGTCCAATTCTGAGCCGGATCTACGAAGCGCGGCACCACCGTATTAACCCATTCGCTGTCCGCCTGGCCGAGGAAGCTGTCATATTCGACCCGGCTGCCGACCAGTAGGTCGTCATCGGTGATCGTGACGACCGCTGCCTTGGCCTGCGCCGGCTCGATTTCGACGCTGCCTTCCGGCTGGATGATCACACCGCCGCATGCCGCGGCAAAGCTCTGCTCGGTGTCGATATAGGATTCGTCGGACCGGATGACGCCGCCGATCCGGTACCTCTTCTCGCCATCGACCAGCTCGTCGCACAGATTGGCCGGCGCGAAGGTGTTCCCCCGCGGCGCCTCGATCTCGCTGAGACCGCGGCCGATCAGCAGCTGCTCGGGCTCGCCGACCCGGTCGCAGGCGTGTATGCCGCGAACCCAGCTATAGCGGCAGTCGATCAGGTTGTCGGTCCACTCCCAGGTGGACGGATCGTCGCGGCGGTGCGGTCCGCTGCCGCCGGGCAGGCTGCCATCCTTGCGCGCGATGTAACAGCGCGCGCCCCTCACCCGCCATTTGAACTTCGGCCGTCCCGACCAAACCGGCTTCTTCGCATCCGGCTTGTCGGCCTTGTAGGCGACGGCGACATAGGCGACGCCGGCCCCGTAATCGTCCGCGGTCCAGCCCGGGCCATTCTGAAGCACGACCGGCGGAAGCGACTGCACCGCGTCGCCGGAGCGCCAATAAACTTCCAGCTGGCCCTTGTAGCCGGCGACCGGCCCATCTCCGGTGTAAGCCACATATTTGTCGTCCACCCAGAAACCGACAAGCGCCTCGCACTTATGGTCGGCGAGCGCGATGACCAGCACTTCCCAGTCGGTGCCGTACTTTCCGCCATAATTGAACGCATCGACCAGGCCAGCGGCCGTCACCGCTTCCCCGAAGATCGCCTCGCGCGGCTGCTCGCCCAGCGTCAGCTCGAGCACCGAACTCTGGCGCGCCTGCTGGTTGCTGGGGGTTAGCACTGTGGACGCAATGGCCAGCGTCCCCTGGATGATCAGGCTTTTGTTCTTGGTGATGATCCCTGCAGCAATCATCGCGCCGCCAATGGCGAATTTTACCACCTTGCTCATTGTCGCGCACCCTGCGGCAGCGTGGCTGACCAAGCTGAAACCATTGATGAGCGTGGCATCCGCCGCAGCCCGCGCACACCGGGTCCCACCAGAGTCGCGCCTTCGACGATCATCAGCCTGACGCCGAACAGATCGTCCGGCACGCCAGCAATGTCGCCGCGTTGCGCCTCTGCCGGCGCTATGCGCTTAAGCTTGGCGTCGAGCGCCTGCTCGATCCCGCCCGCCTGCTCGATTGCCCGCCGGGCGCCAGCCAGCGTCCGCCAGCGCAGCCGGCCCGTCAGCCGCCGCTTGGTCTGCGCTTTCACCGCACCTAGCGCGAAGGAGACGCAGTCGAAAGGCTGCGCCCAGGCGAACGGCACGCCACTTCGGGCTTCAATGAAGGCGAACAGGCGGTCGAGTCGGCGGTTCATAAGTGGCGCATCTGGAGGCGGCCGTCGCCGCCACCATCCGCATAGCCGCCGCTCCCTCCGCCAGTGCGGAGCACGCTGCCCGCGGTTTCCGGCTTTGGCCCGCCCCAATGAAGGGTCTTCACGGCCGCGAAGGCGATGTTCTTGAAGAAGCCGTCGGTCGGATTAATCAGGCGCTGATCGGCATCGGTCCGCATCCGCCCGCCCCGACGGCCGAGCCCGCGAGCTGAGCTTTCGACCATCGCCTTGATAGTGGCGAGTCCGCCGACAACGTTCTCGATGAGCAAGCGATCAAGGCGGCCGCGCGTGAAGACGTGGGCATCCAGCAGGGTACGGCCGTTGCCCTTGAAGATTAGCCGCCAAACGGTCACCGGCGCCCCCTGCACCTCCGCGGCGTCGAGTAGCTCGAGCACGAATGGCTCGATGCCCGACAGCGTCAGGTTCACCGCCTGCGCCGCACCGCCGACCGCGCCGGCGCTGCTCTGAGCGAGACCACGATCGCCGACGCCTTCAAATACCGCCGTAGCGCCGTCGGCGCCGACATTGGGAATCGGCAAGGTGCCGTGGCCACCCCACAGCCGGATCGGCGGGTCGCAGGCGATCTCCACCGCGGCGGAGACGACCGCTGTCCCCGCTTCGATCTCGTCGAGCGCTACGTCGGAAAAGGTTTTCATGGATCAGGCTCCCTCAGGCCCTGAGGTCTTGGATCGCCACGATCTCGCCGCCCGCCGCCATGTAGCCCGCCATTTGGCGCCCGAGCCTCGTCTCGCCCGGGACCAGCTTCATCAGGCAAGCTGGATTATCGAGGTGGGCGATCGCCGACGGCGGCACCGCCAGTGGCACTGCCGGCTCGACGATGACGGAGAGCGCGCCGCTGGCCGCGGCCACGCCGCCAGCCACCACGCGCACCAGCGCCCGTCGGCGGTACGACCCGGCCTCATCGCCGGCTGCGTCCCACTTGAAGCCGACATAGTCGATTGGCGACAGGATCAGCCCGGCGGGCAGGCTCTGCAGGGTGAGCACCGCATTATCGTCGGCGTCGAACGCCTGATTCCACCCGCCGGCGGAGCCCGAGAACGGCGTGCCGTTGATCGTCCGCATCCGCCCGAAACCAGCGGCGTGCCTCTTGGGGAACGGGCGGTCAAGATCGAAGCCGAGAAAGGCGCGTTGCGCGCCCCGCTGGCGGTCGCGCCAGGCGCGCCATGCGTCGGCGTCGTCCGGCCTCAGATTGTTCAGCGAGACCTCCAGTTTCCAGATCGGCGCACCGGCCGTCACGCCGCCGAGCTGCCCGCCGGTCTCCGGCGCGAGGTAATCTATCCGTTCCGGTTCGAACGATTGGCCAATCGCGCCCACGCGCGGCATCGACAGGGGAATAGCCGTCATCGGATCAACGCCTCACAAGCTCAAGCGGGATCGGGCGTCGAGCACCGTCGCGACGATCTGCGTCGGCAGCTCGTCCTGAGCACGCATGAACGCTGCCTCGAGTCGCGCCAGCTGAGCCGGATCTGCCCCTGGGGCGTGCAGGCTCATCGGGACGCTGATGCTGATCCCGTCGCCCCTCCGACCAAGATCCTTGGGCAGCCGCGGCAGCCGCGGCACCTGGAACCCCGCCGACGGCATGCCCCCGCCGGCGAAGCCGGGGAGGGTGCCGGCATTGATCGCCTCGATCAGCGGCAGGTACTCCTGGGTCGATCTGGCGTTGATCAGATACTCGCCGTTCGCCACCGCGATCGGGCGCCGCCCCCCGACAAGGGCGGGAATGCTGTCCGACGTGCCCGTTCCCGGACCACGGATCATGCCGCCGCTGGCGAAGCCCGGCACGCTGCCCGCCTTGACTTTCTGCCAAGCCGCCGTCGCATTGGCTTCCTCGCCGCCGCTGCCGCCGCTCGCCAGGTTGAGCATGGCGAGAATTGCCTTCTGCAGCCCGATCCGGATCAGTTCCTCCGCCACCTGGCCGAGCGCGCCCTTCAGGCCCAGCGCCTGTGCGGCCGCGCCGGCGAGGTCGTCCTCGAGGTTCTGGATCGCGCGAACGCCGATCTCCTCGTAGCGCCCATCGATGTCCGCCAGCGACTCCTCGAGCCGCTTGCGATACTCGTCCATCGGCGAGAGCTTGTCCTCGCGGCGCAGCTTCTCGCGCTCGCCGGTCTCGATGTCGGGGAGCCGCTTGAGCTCATCGTCGGCGCGCGCAACGTCGTCCTCGGTCGCATCGGGACGGCGTTTCGCGGCCTCCAGTGCCTGGCGCCGCTGCTTCTGCTCCGCCGCCAGTAGCTCCCGGGCGATGCGCTCGCGCTCTTTGGTGGTTGTGGCGAGGTCGAGCTGCATGCGCAGCATCTGAATATCGTACTCCAGGCTCCGGCTCTGCACCCCCGCCTGCTGGTCGAAGACGCGGGTCGCCTCCTCGATCTTGAGGTTGCGCTCGCGCTGCGCCTTGACCTCGTCGTTGAGCGCGAGCAGGCGCTTTGCCTCGGCCTCGTCGAGCTTGCCGGCCTGCTTGAGCTTGCCGATTCGCTCAGCATAGGCCTCGGCGTCGACTCTGATCTCTTCCTCGGCGAGATCGAGCCGCTTCGCGGCATTGTCGGCGGTGCGGCCCTGCAGGTCGAGCAGCCGCAGCCGCAGCTTGCGCTCCTCATCGCCGAATTTGATGTCTTCGGCGAGCTCACGCTGCGCCTCCACTTCGGCGCTATTGGCGCTACGAGTTTCCGCCTTGGCGGCGATGTCGGCCAGCTGGCCCTCATCGACGCGGTATTTACGCTTCGCCGGATCGACCGCCTTGCCGTTGATGCGGATCTCTTCGTGCAGATGCGCTCCAGTGGATCGGCCCGAACCCGGCGCGCCCTTCGCGCCGCCGCTGAGCCCGATCACGTCGCCTGCCTCGACGCGCTCCCCCGGCTTCACGTCGAAGCGGCTGAGGTGCGCGTAGCGTCCTTCTACGCCGCCGCCGAAGTTGATGTAGATCACGTTCCCGTACGCGCCCTTCGGCCCGACGTGCGTGACGACGCCGGCAGCGGGAGCCTTGACTGGCGTGCCGACGGGCACCCCGTAATCGCGCCCCTGATGGCGGTGCGTGCCGCGGTCTTCGCCGAATCTACCGGTCTGCGGACCGTTCACGGGCAGCAGCAAGTTGGTCAGCGGCCCCTGCTTTGCGGCGCGCTCGGCCTCTCGCCGCCTATCCTCCGCCGCCTTTTGGCGGGCCCGCGCAAGGCTGAGCTCTGCCTCTTCTTGCCGCTTGAGCAGCAACAGCGTCTGGACGAGACGGTTGTTGAGCTCGTCGCTGCCGGCAGCGGCGTCCATCTCCCTGTCGACCTTGCGCCTGTACTTGCCCTTGATCGCCTCGATTGGATCGACAGCCTCTTTCGCTTGCTGTTCGGCAGCCGTGAATCCGGCCATGCGTGCGTTCCGCTCGGCGCGAGCGATATCTTTTTTCAGCCCGTCGACTTCGGCCTCAAGTGCCCGAACCCGCTTCTGCGCCGCATCGAAGCGCCGCTGGTTCTGTGCAGCCTGCTCCGCGGCATCAACCGGGCCGATCGACGTCGGGTCCCCCTTCTCGAAGTTGTCGATTGCAGTAACTGCGGCCCGAAGCTCCCGCTGCGCAGCCGCGAGTTCCTTGGCCTTTCCGCCCTTGCCGTCCGTTCCGTACAGCTCGGTCTTCACTGCCTCGCCCTCCGCGCGCGCACGTTTCTGCCGCAGCCGGGCATTCTCCTCGAGCGTCAGGTTTTGCTTTTCGAGTTCCTCGGTCTCCTTGCGTATCGCCGCAACGATCCCTGGGATGGTTTTGGCGAACGCGTCCTTCGCCTGTTCGGCGATCTTTGTCTTCTCGCTGTTCTTAGTCAGCTCGTCGGTTGCTGCCTTGAGGGCGTCGCTCTCCTCGAACAGCTTGCCGACGAACGGAGCCAGCGCCGTCATCGCAAAGCCGAGCGCGATGCCCCACGGCCCGCCGAGGAAGCTGGCCACCTTGTTGGTGCCATCGCCCATCATCTGAACGGCCTGCGTCACCTGGCTGATCTGCTGGCTGAAGATGATTGCCGGCGGCGTGCCCTGCGCAAATTGCACGGCCACGTCGTTCATCTGGAAGCCGAGTTGCTGCATGCCGGCACGCGCCTGCCCGGTAATAGCGACGTTGCGCTTCTTTGCTGCCGTCACGCCCTCGATCTGAGCTTCGACGCCGCTCAGGGCATTGGCCTGGCCGCGCAGCGCGGCGGCATACTGCCCCGCCTCCTGCGCTGCCGCCTCGGTGGAGAACGCGAGGATGCGCAGTTCGGCATTGTTCCCGTTTGCCGCCGTGTCCGCCTGGGCCGCGGCGTTCGCGACCATGCGCAGCGCTGCCGCCTGCTGCTCGGCCGCCTCGGCCGCCTGGCGTGCGCCGGCGACGTTGAGGATCTCGACCGCGCCCGCCGGCGTCGCGTCCATCACCGCCTTGGCGTTGGCCCGGATCGCGGCGAAGGTCTTTTGGTAGGCCCGCTCCATCTGCTTGGCCTGCGCCGGCGCATTGGCGCCGAGATTGCCCAGCGCCTTCTCCACCTCCGCCTGGACGTTGACCGCCGCGGTGCCGAATTCGGCGAGGACCGACTGGCCCGCCTTCATCGACGCCTTCAGCGGGTCGACATTGCCCGAGACCTGGAGGAACAGGTCGCGCCTGCCGCTGGATCGCGTCATGCCCCTGCCCCTCCTTCGTCTCATGCCCGTCGAAGGGCCTGCTCAGCGCGGCTTGTTCGCGGCCTCGCGCGCGTCAATCATCGACCAGAATTCATGGGGCGTTGCGGCCCAATACTGGTCCGCGCTCCACCCGAAGGTGTCGAGCGCGATGCCCATCAGGCGGCGCCAGGCGGGGCCTTCTTCGCTGGAGCCGCCTTCGCTTCCCCCGAGGCGGTGCGCCCGCCGGTGACCGCGTCGAGCAGGCAGAGCGTGAAGCAAGCCATCGCCTTGGCGACGCCCTCCTCCATGATCAGCTCGGAAATCCGCTCGGCCGACACGGCGCGGGTCATCGTGTCGTCGTCGGCCGCGCCGGCGCGGATCAGTTCCGCGCCAATGATGCCGAGATGCTCGAACGACAGCTCGCCGGCATTGCCGAGCCGCACCAGCGCCATGATCGGCCGCGTCTGCGCCTCGATCTCGACCAGCGCCGTGTGGCTCGGGCGGAGCAGATAGGTTTTGCCGGCGAGGACGAGCTGATGCTCGCCCCGCACGGCATTCGCCCGGCGGGCGCCGCCGCTCACGCGCCGCCCGTCGCGCCGAGGTCGTCGACCAGCGGCACATCGGAGTTGAGCAGCTCGAAGCTGTACGGGGCGGCGGCCGTCGAATCGAAGTCGCCCTTGAAGTTGCCGACGGACACGGCGCCGTGGAACTTGACGATCGCGCCGTTCTTCACGGTGACGAAGAGTTCGTCGCCGGACTTGCAGGCGTCGAAGGCGAGCTCGAGCGCTGCGTCGGGCAGCTTGATGTTGCCGTTGACCGAGAAGGAAATCTGGCCCGGCACATAGATGCCGGAGGGGCCGTCCTTGTCGGTGGTGTCGACGTTGCTGCTCCCGTGCGACCAGCTGAACGACTTCTCGCCGCCGAGCGCCGTCGCGACGCCGGCGGCGGTGGTGGCGAACAGCAGCCGGTAGGCCTTGCCCATTTGCGTTTTCATGTTGCTCTCCTTTTCCGGCTGCGCCGGGGCTGAAAAAGTGGTGGAAAAAGCCCCCTGAGGGGTTCGCCGCCGGTCAGGCCGGCTCGGCGTAGATCTCGAAGATGCTGACCCCGGCGAAGACGAAACGGCCGTCGTCGGTCACCGCCGGCACCGAGTCGGACGAGGCGCCAAGGAAGGCGGGCGGGGAAAAACTGACGCCCTCGCCTTGCAAGTCCTGCTCGTCCAGCGCCTCGCGCGCCGCGTGCATCATCGCCAGCAGCTCGCCGCGGTCCTTGCCGACATAGATGCTGTGCACCTGGACTTCGAACCGCTCGCGCTGCTCGTCCTTCTCCCCTTCGTTGTCGCTGTCGATCCCGCCGACCTGGATGAACGATCCCATCGTCCCCTGCGGCACGGTGTCGAAGACCGGCGCGATCGCCGCCGGCACGCGCTCCGCCAGCGCCGAATAGGTTGCGGCCTGCACGGCCGACATCAGGTCGATCATGCGCCGTTCCTGTCCAGTACCTGCGCCCAGAAAGTGGCGATCCGCTGCTCGGCGCGGATCTCAGGGCGATCCTTGTGGACGAAGGGACGGGGCGCCATGGCCTTGACCTTCATCGAATAGGCTTTGCCGTCGTAGAGCACCCGCCGCTTCGACGTGCGGCCGTTGCCCCGGATCTTGCGTCTCTTGATGCGACGCGTGACGAGCACGGTCTGTGCTCGCCGGCCATATTCGACGAAGCGGCCGTAGAAGGGTCCGCCGGCGACCGAACTGCGATTGCGCCCGTTGGACCTGGAAGCATCGCGACCGCCGATCAGCAGGCCGATCCGCGCCGTCAGCTCCTCCGACTTGAACCGCATCGACAGCGCCGCCGCCAGCGCGCCGGATCTCTTGGCGACATCCCGGTTTTGCGCGGCGAGCACTTCGGTGCCGATGATCTCGATCAGCTCGGCCGCGTCCTCGGCGGCCGTCGCGCCGATCCGACCGAACATGGCGTATGCCTCGGCCAGTCCTTCGACCCGCTGCCTCACGGCCCACCCCACGCCGCCCCTTCGCCGATGACGACGAGCTGCTCGCGCCGCCCGTCCGGATCGACGATCGAGCGTATATTGACCTCGCGCCCGTAGAAGCAGGAACCCGCCGACACCAGCTGGTCGCTCACCCGAAGGTCGTCGCGCCAGCGTATCGTCACCCGAAAGACCGAGACGCCCTGCAGCACCCGCTCCATTACCGACTCGCGCCCGTCCAGCCCCTTCACCTCCGCCCACACGGCGGCGATGTCGACCGGCGTGTCGACCAGCCCGCCTCGCCCGTTCTTGACCTCCGTAATCCGGCGGATGGTGATACGATGGCGCAGCCGGCTCGCCAGCGATTTGTCGCTCATCAACCGAAACTCACGACCTGGTGGCGGCCGATCAGCATCCGGAGCAGGCGCTCGTCGATGACCGGGCTTGCCCGGTTCTCGTACAGCTCGGTGAGCACGACCCTGATAGCATGGATGACGGTCGAGGGGACCGCCTCGAGATCCGGCCAGCCTTTCACCGTATCGACGATCGGGCGGCCGAGGAAGTCGGCGACGGCCGCCTCGGCCGCGGCGACATAGGGCAGCAGCTCCTCATCGGCGAGCTCGTCGCCGACGCGAAGGTGCTGGCGAGCAGCGGAAAGCGCCAGGATCTGTGTCATGCCGCCCTCCACCGCTCGAGGTCGATCAGGAAGCCGACTTTTCGGCCTTCACCAGCTCGGCGAACTTCTGCTTCACCAGGCGCTCCTCGGTCTCCTTGTCGAAGCCGGCGATCTCGCCTTCATTGTAGAGGGTGCCCTGCTGGCAGGGCCTCAGGAATTTCACGGCCATATCGGCTCTCCAGATGCGCGAAGGGCGCCCGAAGGCGCCCTCGCTGGGTGGTGGATGATGTTATCGGCCTAGGCCGTCTTAGGCGCCCCAGGTGACGCCGGTGAGCACCGCAAAGGCGGCGTCGTGCCGCAGCTGGGTGTCGTGCTCCTGGATGAGACGGATCACCGTCTCGTCGTTCGAGAACGCCGACCTGATCTCGCCGTCCTCCTCGTAGGCGGCGCTGTCCGACGCGGCGAGCACCACCTGGTGGGTGTCGCCGATCAGGAACTGCTCAAAGTCGCCGAAGTAGATCTCCGACTCGTTGGAGCCCGCGCCGAGATTGTCCGGAACCGACGTGGTGACGCCGATCGGATAGTTGCCGAGCTTGCCCTGGGCGACCTCGGGGAACGCCTTGTTGCCGTTGCCGTCGCGGATGTTCTCGAGGAACTCCGACGTCCGCGGGCTCATGATGTAGCCGCACTTCGACATGGGGACATTGGCATTGATGACCTTCAGCCGCAGGCGGGAAAGGTCGTTGGTGACCTTCACCAGATCCGGCGCTGCCGTCATCGTCAGCACATGGCTGCCGAGCAGAAGGCTGCGCAGGCCGGCCGGCGCCAGGGCGCTGCCGGTGCCGCGGAGGAACTGCTGATCCTCCTTGATCGCGGCCGAGGTCACGAGATCGTCGCGGACCAGCGTGTCGACGCCCCAGGCGGCGCGGCGGATCAGCTGATTGGTGATCGGCACGAGCGCGCGGAGCGTCTTCGCCGTCATGCTGAGCGTGCCGACGGTGAGGTGGGTGGTGGGCGCCGGCGAGCGTTCGCCGACGTAGCCGGCCGTGGTGCTGCCGGTCTGCTTCCGCATGGTGAGATTTCCGTCCGGCATCGGCACCGATCGGGCGCCCATGTTCCGGATGACGACGCGGGGCCGGAGCAGGCCGATGAAGTCGCGGCTGTAGGCCGTGTCGACCAGGTAGCCGCCCCTCGTGTTGGTCGACTGCTCCATGTTGGCGACGATCGTGCCGGTTTCATCGCCCCAGACGCTCGAGGCGTGGTCGGCCATCGCCCGCTGGTCCTGGCCGCCGGTCGCCGCGATCGCGATCGCGACCCGGCCGACCATGGCACCCGGCTCGGCCTTCTCGGCCGGGGACGCGGGCACGGTGCGGCCGCCGGCGCCGGCGCCGGCGTTGCCCGGGTTGCCCGGAAGGGTGATCGGCGCCGCGGCCGAGGCCCGGAGGGCCAGGAGGTTTTCCTCGCGCTGGATCTGCGCCTGCAGCCCCTGCGCCTTCTTCGCCTCGGCGTCGTAGGCCGTCTGCTCTTCGGCCGTGAGCTCGCGGTTGTTGTCGTCGGTGGCCGCCTGCAGCGTGCCGTCCATCGTGGCGAGGACGGCCGCGAGGGCCGTCTTCAGCGCGGTGATGCGCATATCATCAGTCTCCTTGGGTTAGAGACCCGCGCGCAGTCGCGCGAGTGTCAGGGAATTAGCCGCGGCGGCCCGCCGAGGCGCTGCCGGAGGGGCGCTGCGCGCCAGCCGGCGGATCGCTCCGTCAAGGCCGTCTGCCTCGACACGATCGATCATGCCGGCCGCTTTCGCGTCCTTGCCGGTTCTCGTGCCGCCCCGGCCGAACTCGTTGCGGACCGTCGCTTCGGTCACGCCGCGGCCGCGGGCGATCGTCTGGATAAACACCTCCTCAATACCGTCGAGCATCTGCCGGACCTGGGCGCGGCCCTCATCGGTCGAGAGGTCGGGCCGCTTGTTCGGCGCATTCGAGCTCGCGATGTCCAGATCGCGGCGCCCCTCGCTGTCAGGCTCAACCTGGTAGGAAGTGGAGATCATGACGCCGATCGAGCCGACGATGCCCGTGGGATCGGTGCTGATCCCGCCGGCGGCCGGGCTGCTGATCCAGTAGGCGGCCGAGCAGCACATGCCGGTGACATGCACCGAAATGGGCTTGGGGGAGGCCGCCACCAGTCGGGCGAAGTCGCTCACCTGGGCGACGGCGCCACCCGGCGAGTCGACCACCATCAAGATCGAGCGGACGTCGGGTGAGGCCTGCAGCGCGCGAAGGTCGGCCGCGGCAACATCGAGCGAGGTGGCTCCCGACAGCTCCGTCATGATGTTGGCCCTGGGGAAGATGGGGCCGGTGATCGGCAGCATCCCGACGCCGTCCCGCAGCATCGAGGTTCGCGTCGCCGGCGCGCGGCAGCCCATCTGCGCCACCGCGGAGACCTGCCGCTCCTGGTGGCCGTCATCCTTCAGTGCGAGAACGGCCGGGTCATCGAGGACGCGCAGCGCGATCGCCTCGATCGCGAGGAGGTGCTCGGGCAGGATCGCCCAAGGCTGCGATCGAATCGCCGCCAGGATGCGCTGGTTCATTCGTCTTCCTCGGGCTGGGGCGGCGGCGGTGGCCGGTGGTCGGTCGGCTTGGAGGGCTGCTGCCCTTCGACGGTGGAGCCGGAGCCGACCCGGTATTCGTCGCCACCCTCTCGATCGTTGAGGTTCTCGCGCCGGCGGACCTCGTTGGGATTAAGGACGCCCTTGTCGACGGCGATCGCGTAGGCCTCGTAGCGGGTCTTGATGTCGCCCTTGAGCATCGCGTCGGGCATGAACTCGAAGAAGTGCCCGGGCTCGGCGAACTGGTGGGTCATGTGGGCCGCGCCGCGCTCGAAATGCGCTAGCATCGTGTAGAGATACAGCTCGAGGCTCTGCTGCTCGATGTTCGCAAGAGTAGCTCGGCTGAGCTCGAACAGGATATGCGGCGCCGTGCCGAACACCCGGGCAAGATCCGCCACGTCAAAGGTGCGCGCCTCAATAAATTGCGAGGCCTTGTTGTCGTGCGCCAGGAACTTGGCGTCCATTTCCTGGTCGAGGACGGCGACGGCGCCGGCGTTGCGCGGGCCGGCGAAACGGGCGATCCAGTCGGCCTTGATCAGCTTCTTCTGATCCGGCTCGACCTTGCCCTTGGTGGTCAGGATCGTCGACGGCTGCGCATTGTTGTCCCAGAAGCGCTTGGCGAACTCGCTGATCGAGGCTGCGCGCTCGATCGTGTCGCCAAGCAGCTTCAGCCTATCGACGCCGACCAGCCCGTCTCGGCTGAAGCCAGGCACAAACCAGAGGTCGTTGCGCGACATGCGCTCCCGGGATCCGTCGGGCAGTGAGACGTCGTAGAAGAGCTCGAGCCCGTCCGCCTTGGTCCAGTGCTGCAGTGGCGGCCCGATGCCACCGGGATCCAGCCGTGTCAGACCCGAAGGGCGGTAAAGCGGGTCGCGGTGGATGAAGCCGCCGAAACGACCCTGCATCAGCAGATCGCCGAGCATCAGCTCTTTGAGCAGGAATGCGGGCTGCACCGCGTTGGCGCTGGTGAGGAAGATCTGCGCCTGCGGCGCGTCGTCGACGCGGACCTTCCCCCCAGGCGTACGCTTGTAATAGTGGCACGGCGTCATCGCGTAGAGGCCGCACAGGACCTCGAGCGCGCGCATCACTGCGGGAACCGAGAACGCCCGGGACTCTGACATCGGCACCCCGCGGGCGCCCGCGCCCAGGAGGTTCAGGACGGTGGCACCGCCCAGGTCGTTCAAGCCATCGGCGCCCGCGGCCATCGCGGAGGTCGAGCTGCTCGTGCTTGGCGACTGCCAAGCCCGCAAGGCGGCGCGAGCACGGTGCATCATCCCCATGCTCAGATCCCCGTATATTCAAAGGCTGCTGCTTCGAGCGAAACGCTGTCGGCCGCGCCGACGCCCATCGCGGCCGTCACAATACCGTCGATGCGGCCGCGGGAGCGCTTCTTGTCGAAGCACCGGTTGCTCATCCCGTCCTCGTCCAGCGTCGCATTGGCTGCGCAGCTGTAGGTGACCGGCGAATTGTCGATCGTGATCGTCTTCTTGAGGATCCTGTCCTCGAAGCGTTCGATCGAGCGTGGCATGCTGTATTGCCGGTCTTCGAATCGAACCTGCTTGCCCTGCGTGTGGGCGACCATTTTTAGGCCGGTGCCTTCCGGCTCGTCCGGCCCTTTGTAGCGCCAGGCTGCGAAGCCGATCTCCTCGCACGCCGCCTCGAAATCCGCCATTTTGGCGGGATCGAAGACCAGCTCCACGACATCGTGGTCGCTGTAGAGCTGTTTCACCTGCTCGGCGACGAAGGTGTAGTCGATCGTCGTGCCGCCGACGGCGGCGAGAAATCCTTGCTCGACCCAGTCCTCGTAGGGCGCGAGATCCTTTACCGCCCTGTCTTCCAGCCCTTCCTTGGCCGTCCAATACCAGGTCTTCGACCAGAGCCGGCCCTCGTCGTCGATCCACGTCGCGGTGAGCGCCGTGAGGTCGTTCTTCTTCGACAGGTCGAGGCTGAGCCAGCAACGGCAGCCGCGCAGCTGCTCCATCTTGTCATCGTCGATCGGCGCCTGAACCGCAGCCCAGTCGCTTTCGTTGATCCAGAAGTCGGCGGCGCCGGCGGGGATGCCGAAGTAGAGCCGCCGGACCGAGGAGGCCGTCGATGGCCGCGTCCTGGCGGTCTCCACCGCCTCCCGGATGTTGGTGATCGGATAGGTGATCCCGAGCGCCGGGAGCGACTTGCCCCAGCATGCCTCGTTGTCGAAGACCGTTTCCCGGTCGGCTTTGTCGATCCGCGCCACGAACGCGAAAGCCGTGTCGTTCTTCAGGTCGCCCTTGGCCACCGCCTGGGCGGTGTCCGAGATGGACGTGCCGACGAACTGCGACTTCGCCGGCGTGTTGCTCCCGAGCACCATCATGGCGCTGCCGGCGATCTTGTCGATCGCGCGCGCCCAGATCTCGAGCTGGTTGTCGGTAGAGAATTCGTGGATCTCGTCCGCAAGCACCATGCGGGGCCGCGGACCGGACTGCTGCTTGCCATCCGCGAGCGGCAGGAAGAAGGATTGCGAGCTCGGATGCTCGATCTTGTGGGCGTTGTCGTCCTCACCCCGGATCTTTACATGGCCGAGCTGCTCGAGCGTCTCGTCATCATCGTAGCCTGGCACCGGCGCGCGGCACATTGCCACCGCATCTTTGAACAGCACCATCGAGGTCTGCTTGTTGGCCGCGATCGAGTAGATCTGCGCCCGCGCAAACCCGCACCAGCCCATGGCGTAGAGCCCGAGGCCAGCCATCATTGGCGACTTGGCCTGTCCCTTGCCTGTTTCGATGTAACCGGACCGGAAGCGCCACCGCCCTTCCGCGTTCACCCAGCCCATCAGCGAGCCGACGCAGAAGGTCTGGTACGGGATCAGGTGGAACGGCTTGCCGGCCGCGGGTCCGTCCGTGATCGTGAACAGCGACGGAAAGAAGTCCAGTGCTCGCTGCGCGAGCTCCGGCCGCCAGAAATATCCTCTCCTCTCCGCGTCCCTCAGATTCCGGAGGTGCCGCTCGGCCGAATAGCGGACCGATTCGCCGACGACGAAGTCGCCGCGGACCGCCGCCTCGGCCCAGGCCGTGGTCGGGTCGGCCGCTGTTGCCTTAGCCCTTCGGCCCGAGGAACGCGTCGGCACTGGCGCTGCGCTCCCGCTTCTTCGCCACCTTGCCGACGCGGCCGCGCCGGCCCGGGGAGAGACCGAGCTGCGCCTCGAGGCGCTCCGCGGTCTTCTCGGCCTCGGCCATGGCCTTGTAGTGGATCGAGAGGCGCGCGATCGCCTTCGGGTTGTCCGCCGCCGGCTCCGTCACCAGCCCGTCCATCGCCACCCTGAGCGAGCAGCGGTCATAAACCAGGTAGGCGAGCACCAGGCGCAACAGCGCGTGGCTATTGGCAGGCGACAGCGTCTCGCGCTCGCGCATCTCGCCGGCCACCGATTGCCAGTGCGCCCGCGCGGCCGCCCGCTCGCCGACATCGGGCAGCAGCTGCGTCCAGTTTGGTTCGGGAACGATGCCCTCGCCCTTACCGGTCGCCCGCTTCGCCGCCCTCGGCGCCGGAGCCCGCTTCCGCGCCGGCTTCGCCGCGGCCTCGTTCGCCGCCGGACGCTTCACCTGCCCCATCACCCTACCCCAACTTTTTACTTTGAAACACCTCGCAGTGTGCATGGCCCCCCTACGCGGTGTCCGGCCAGGGGCGGCCCAACGATCGACCCTCCCCCCCCCTTCGGCACGCTCCGTGCCAGTCGCGGGGGGTGGGCGGCCCGCCGGGGAGGCCCTGTAGGGGCGCCGTGTAGGGGCGCCGGATCAGGCGCGTCGAGGGCGGTTCCAGGGATGGCTGGCGCTGGTCGGCCGACCATCGGCGCCGACGCCGCGGGCCTCGATCGGCGCGGCCTTGCCGAACTGGCGGGCGGTGACCTCGGCGTCATGCCGGGCGCATAGGTTCTCGGTGTTGTCGTCGACGTCCTCGCCGCCCCGGGCGAGCGGCACGATATGGTTGACCACCGTGGCCAGCTCGGTGCGGTCCTCGTCCAGGCACATGTGGCAGAGCCCGCCGGTCCGCTCGAGGCGCCGCCGCCGATCGCGCTGGCCGGCGCGGCCGCGCTTGCGCTTGTCAGGGGTGCCGTCGGCCCGCTGCCAAGCCTTACGCGCCATTGGCGCGGGCCGCGGTCATGCGATCGACCTGCTCGTTGATGGACCGGGTGAGATCCTGGGCCCGCACCCGCGCCGCCTCGGCACGCTGCTGCGCCTCCTGGTAGTCCTCGCGTGCCTGCACCTGGTCAAGGCGTGCGATCGTGAGCTCGGCGATCAGATCGTCCAGCTTGGCACGCTCGTCCATGTCTCGCTCCTCAGCTGCCGACCGTGCCGCTCTGCTCGACAGGGGCGAGCACGAAGCGCTCACCCTCGTCGACCCGGAAGCCCAGCTCCCCGAGCGCTGCTGCCCGGGCACCACCCGCCTGCAGCAGCTTCAGCGTGGCCGGGCGGTCGATCGAATACTTCACGCTGGTGGTCTGCTTGGCATAGCGGGAGCCGCGCAGGGCGGTGACCGCCTTCTCCTCGGTCTCGAAGCCATGGCCGAGCTTGGCTCTGCCGGCGACGGTGCCAATGGTGCAGCCACCAAGCTGCATCGTCTTGCGGCCTTTGGGCAGCAGCTGGTGGCCCTTCGCCTGCCACCACTTGCCGATCGGGCCCGTCAGGTCCGCCAGCTCGGCCGACACACCCGCGGCCTTCGCATCGGCCGCGGCGTTCACCCTGCCGATCATCGCCTTCCGGCGGGCCTCTATGGCCGCCAAACGGGCGCTAAGCTCGCTGTAGGAGGTCAGGGCGGCGGTTGCCGCCTCGGTGGTGCGCAGCCTCTTCACCGGGCGCCTACGGCGCCAATGGAGGCTTTGGCGGCGTCCATGCGCGGCTGAGCCGCCAGGAGGGCCTGAGCGGCCCTGCCTTCGCTGAGCTCGCGCTCGACCTGCTGCAGCCACTGGCGGGTCACGCCGGCGACGGGGCCGACCGGCGGCGCCGCCTCGATGGTGGCGCGCAGCTGATCCATGTTAAGCGGCTTCATCGGCTCACCAGATGGCTTTCCCGCCCTGTTGCCAGAGCGGAGGATTGGAAGGGTCCTGCCGGGTCGGCTCCCGGAAGACGGCGCGGATGCCGGTGGCGATCGCCTCGGCTTCGTCGACAAGGTGGTCATGCTCGCGCTGGGATCGGGCGCCGAGCCCGACGTCGCGAATCAGCACGTCCAGGCGGCTGCTCAGCTGCTCGAGCGTCTCGGCCGAGCGGGAATGTGGGGGCCGCCGCCCGCTGGTGGCTTCACAGGAAGCCTTGGCGCCGGACGGGGTGTCGGCGCGCGAGGTGCGGGCGGCGGCGGCCGAAGGCGAATGTGTGGACATCGCAGCCTCCGGAAACAGCAAAGCCCGCCGGGGGGGACGGCGGGCTTCGGTTCACACATGCTGCGCTCCAGGCGCAGTTGTGGCGGGGTCGTTTTTGGCCGTTGCGTGGCCGCTTGGGGAGTTAGATTTTCGTCAAGGGGCGGAACTTTCTCGCGAGCGCGTCGCCGCCGCGTAGATGATGTCGGCGGTACGCTCGACGCCGACGCTGCGATAGATTGCGTTCAGGCAGGCATTGGCGGACTGGCTCCGCCCGATCGCCGCGGCGCCGGGCTGCTCCTGCGCCCCATGCCCGCGCGTCACCGCCTGCCAGAAGCCGTCATAGGGCCACCGATCGCCACCATGCCGGGCGTGGAGCCAGGCCAGGGCGCGGCGCAGCGCCTCACCCGGCGGCACCGGCGCGGCCCGCGTCGCGATCGCCGCCTCCTCGAGCACGCCAAGCGCCTTGGTCCGAAGCTGTTCCGTCGCGAGTCGCATCGCCGCTCAACTGGAACAGAATAGCAACTGCGGCAAGCCGGGGTTTTTCCGGGCTCGGGGAAAAACCCCCACGACGTCGACGAACGCGGCGGACATGTCCTCCGCCGTGTCGAGCCCGCGCGCAGGGGCGTGAGAGTGCGCGCAGGCAAGCCGCACCCCTACCCATACCCCGAAGAACGAGCCTGCTAGGCGGCAATGCCGACCGATAAACGAGCTTCGGCGATGGCCGCATATTCGGGGGAGAGCTCGCAGCCGATACGTGTGCTGCCTGGCGCCGATCGTGCCGGTCTCCGACGTCCTGAAGCTCTCGGACGTCCCGTCTCCCCAGTCGACGTCCACCGTGTACTCGCTGACCCCCGACTCGTGGTCGGAGTCGGCGAACGAGCCGAGGTCGAACGACTTGGACTCGCCGGGCTTGGCCGTCTGCTCGGCCGGCGCAGCCACGATCGGACCAGCCCTGTACGTCGCCGCGTAGGAGCGCGTCGTCTCGCTGGTCGGGAGGCCGTTGAAGAACGACACGGCGTAGCCCGGGATGCAGATCGTCTCGGGGTGCACGGGGTCCGGCGTCGTGTATGGCTTCGACGACGACCACCCGCCGACTTGGCCCCGTCGTCCGCGGTGGGCGAGGCCCGTGACGAGCAGCGACCCGTAGCGACTCACGCGACCGGGCCCAGAGTCGTCGTTGTAGAAGGCAAAGTCCCTCCCGGACGCCGACACGTCCTCGAGCGCGGCGTCGGGAGACGCCGTGCCCTCGCACGTCGAGTCGGGCGACTCCGAGGTGCCGCGCGTACTTGGCCCATTGCACGTCGAAGGCGTTGCCGGAGGTGCCGCCTGCCTTGACCTGGACGCCACCGTCGGCGGGCGGCGAGACCAGGACCGACGCGGTCTTGGAGTTCGTCGTGCTCTGCGCCTTGTCGGTGACGGCCACCTTCAGGCTCCGGAGCGCGGGCGTGAAGCTCGGCAGGTCATAGGTGTGGCTCTGACCAGTGATCGCTCCGGCCGTGTTCATCTCGAACGTCGTGTGATCGGACCCGTCGCCCCAGTCGACATCGACCTCCCACGGACCGCCGGTGCTGTCGGCGAACGATCCGAGGCTGAAGGACTTGTACTCACCCGACGTGGCGTTCTGATTCGACGGCCCCGTCACCACCGGCTCGAACGAGTAGGTGGCCGTGGCGGTAACCGGAACGACGAAGAAGCCCACGTTGTCATAGCCCTGGATGCAGATGGTCCTGCCAGTTGAGCTCGGTCCCGGGAGTCCAGCAGCGTGCTGGTCCAGCTCGCGAACGTGGGAGCCGGCGTAGGCGATGAGGCATCCGCATTTGCGGTCAGTTCAAGCGATTGCGACGACGTGAAGCTGCCCCAGGACGGGGCGATGGCCGATGCCCCGACGTTGGACAACGTCCCATTGGACGAAGGGGGAGCCCGTGCAGTTGCTCGAGTTGTACTTCGCCCACGTGGTTGCGAAGGTCACACCCGCAGGACCCGCGGCCCTGACCTTGACCGTGCTGTCGGTGAATGTCGTGGTGGCGAGGACGGCACCGTCCGCGCCGATCGCCTCGAGAAGGAACTCGCCGTCCATCCCGTTGAGGATGTACGGGTACTCGATCGAGCCCTCGCCGGACGTCGTGACCGTGTCGCTGCCCGGGCCCCAAGTCCCGTCGCCCTTGAACACCCCGCCGTCGGGCCGGGTGATCTTGATGACCACGTCGCAGCCCGGAGCGAAGCCGGCGCCGTCTCACCTGGACGGTCTCGTCGGGCGCATAGTCCGCCTTGTCCGTTGCAATCGTTTCGCCGCCCGTCGACTCGCATGGAGCGCCCGCGACCACCGAGTCCAGCGACGACACGATCTCAACGGCCGCGTCCTTGCGCGCATCGGACCCGGATTCGTCGCCGAGCGCGACGCCCGCCATCGTCAACAAGACGAGCGTCGTGAAGCAAGCCAGCAACCTGACCGCGTGCGTCCATGGCATGGGGTGACCTCCTGCGGTCAGGTACTCAGAAAAGACTGAGGAAGGGGGAACGAAAGCCGGCCGGCGATGTCAGGGAGATGCCGAACTGGCCCTTGCGCCGACGCTACACAGACGAACTGTGCGATAGCAATCCCCAGTTCTGAGGATGCCGTCCACACCGCAGCAACCACTGCGCCGAGGTCGGGCGCGGGACATGAGGGCCGCCCTCATACGCCAACGCGATAGCTGAACCTCCAGTCGCTATCGCCTGGAAGCGACAGCGCGACGACGAGCCCGACCACTATCGCTCTGGGACGAGAAGCGGTAGTCCACACACAGCGTGACTCGGGAACGGGCACTGCTGCCCGAACCGCCGGAGATCGGCCGCTATCCGCCTACATTCATCGTTGGCCAGCGAATCACCGCCGACGCGTTTACGCCGGGAACACCACGGTTCTGCTGACGCTGTCGCCGCGCTTCACACGCGAGAGGTCGCAGGTTCGAAACCCGCCGCGCCCACTGTCAGACGGCCCCGCTCTGGCGGGGCTTCCGATGTTGAGCAGGAGCCCGGCTCACCCGGCCGTTTCGCTCAGGATCGATCCGTGCCGGTTCGCCGCCGATGCGGCCCGGACGACGGGGGCCGCCCTCTGATCGACCCAGGGCTTCTCGGCTGCGACGAAACCTTGGGGTTGAGACGGGGGCCCTCCCTGTGGCACCCGGGGCCCGACGAGGCGAACCTCGTCCCACCCCAAGGACCCAGGAGCCACGTTGTCGACTCGCGCCTCACTCATCGCCGTCCTCGCCGCCACGACGGCCCTCGCCAGCCCGGCCGCCGCGCACGCCGCGTACGCCCGCGCGTCGGACGACCGCGCGGTCCCGTTCTTCAAGTCGACCTCGGCGCTCGCGCCCGGCGACGTCAACGGCACGATCGAGGATCTGTACGTCCGGACCGGCGGCGTGACGAAGCTCGTCTCGAGCGGCACCGCGGCGGCCTCCGACGCACCGTACGTCACGGGTGCGACCGCGAACGGAGCGGCGCTCTTCAGCACACAGGACGCCCTCCTGCCCGCCGACCAGGACGACGACGCCGACCTCTACCTGCGCAACGCCTCCGGCCTGACGTCATCGCACCCGGCGCCGAGGGCGAGCCGGCCGTGTACCACGCGGGCCACAGCGCCGATCTCGGGTTCGTGTACCTCGAGACGTTCGCCAAGCTGACACCCGGCGACACCGACACCTTCGATGACGTCTACCGCTACGACACGGCGACCGGCGCGATCACCCACATGTCACCGAACTCCCCGGGCAACGCCCATTTCATGGGGGCGACCACGGCCGGGAACGTGTTCTTCGAGTCTGAGGATCAGGTCACCAAGAGCGACACGGACGATGAGGCCGACGTCTTCTTCACCCCGGACGGCAAGGCGGTCGGTCAGGCCACGCACGGCAACGGTGACGTCGGCGCGGACTTCGAGGCGCTGGGCCGCAGCAACGGCCACGTCGTGTACCGCACGCGCGAGCCGCTGGTCGCTGCCGACGTCGACGCGGAGGACGACCTGTACCTCCAGGACTACTCGGGCAAGCCCATCCTCCTGACGCCCAGCCCGAACGGCGCCGCTGCCGCGCAATCCGTGTTCTTCTCGGAGGCGTCGCCCTCCGTTGGTCGCGTCATCTTCACCACGACGGAGCCGCTCGTCGCCGGTGATCTGGACCAGACGAAGGACTTCTACGCGCGCGACGGCGGCACGACCACGCTGCTCACGCCCGGCACGACGCCGGCGCAGAAGGTGGGGGTCTCCGACGACGCGAAGACGCTGCTCGTCTCGACGAAGGAGGCGCTGCTTCCGACCGACACCGACAAGGCGGCTGACCTGTACCGGGTCTCGCCGGCCGGACTTCGTCCATGTGACGAAGACGAACGGGGAGCACGACCACACCTTCGGGCGGATGAGCCCGAACGGCAACGTCGTCGCGTTCACGACCGCGGAGCCGATCAGCCCCGACGACACCGACGCGCTGGCCGATGTCTACGTGGCCACGGGCGGACTCACGTTCCTGGCGAGCGGGCGCGACGGCACGAGCTCGGGCCCCGATGTCGCCGCCCAGTCCGCGGACGTCCTCGCCGGCGGCGCTGCGGTGTTCGTCACCAAGGAGCGACTCCGGGGGACGGACCGCGACGACGAGGAGGACCTCTACGGCTACCAGATCGGCGCGGGCGTAGCCCACGTGTCGATCGACGAGCACGCGCCGGAGACGACGCTCGACGCGCCCGGAGCGGTCGCCGAGGGCGCGGCGGTCACGGCCTCGATGACGGCGACCGAGCAGGCGACGTTCGAGTGCCGCGTCGACGACGGCGCGTGGGCGCCGTGCCCGGCGGCCTGGACGCCGGCGTCCTCGCGAACGGCAAGCACGTCCTGGCCGCTCGCGCCGTCGACCGCGACGGCAACACCGACGCCATGCCGGCCGAGCGCACGCTCCAGGTCGGCGACGAGCCGGCCCCGGCCGTCGCGCCGACGCAGACTCCCGGGCCCGTCACCCGGAGGTCACCGAGGCGCCCGGCTCGCAGCAGTCGGTCACGACGACGGCCTCCACGCCGGGTGCCGCGATCGCGGTCGCGGACCACACCGCACCGCGCGATCAGTCGCGCCTCGGTGCGCCGCCGCGGCGGCCGGCTCGTCGTGACCTGGACGCAGAGCGAGGCCGGCGCCGTGCGGATCGCGTCCGGCCGGCGCGCGATCTCCCGCAGGGACGGGTCGGCGTCAATCGCGTGACGCTGCCCACGGACGTTC